CAAATAGATTTGGATACCTAAACGGCAAAGAGTTTTTAAAAGAGCTAGTTGACCAAGATGTTATTGAAATTGTTAATATAGATGAAGCAGATGAACTTGATGATCTGACTTATCCAAAAACAATTGACAATGCAGTAGACAAATATTTAGGAGGTAAGTGATGACTAAAGAACTGTTTGCTTTATACCTAGTTTTCTCTACACCTACGGGTGTGGAGGAGAGGTTCGTTATGGAACGAGAGAACTGTAAGAACCTAGAACCGATCGTTGAACAAGAGTTTAAACGATTGAACATTAACCGAGATGAGCACCGACAAACTGGTCATATGTGTATTGGCTGGAAGTATCATCTCATAAGACAAAAGCTACAAGGTAAAGACGTGCCACCACCACAACCTAGTCCTTGTAGTGTACCAATGAAGGAGACTGAGTAATGAGAGTTTATGATTTTATTAATCTTTCTAATGTAAAACATTTATTAGAAATAGGTTTTAATGATAGCTGGGACTCTGGCGAATTTAAAGACAGAATAGATATCATTAATATCTTATTAAAAAAGTATGGACTAAAACTAGAAACAACATTCAAGGATACTAAAACAGAGCCAGAGTATAGGTGGTCTGTAAAAATGGAAAGGAGTGAGTGATGAGACAACTTGATTTATTCTATGACAAACTACCTCAGTATATAATTACTTGGGACTATAGACTTAATAATCATAGACGAACCTATAATGTTTACGATGACTGGGATGGGATTACAGTTGCAAGGTTCTTTGAAAACAAAGACTACTATAAGGACTTTTGGTGTCGTCGAGGTCTTTTTTTGGACGATTGGTCTGAGGATCATGAAATAAAATATTTTCATGGTACACATCAATCTGCCGCGAACTATATCAAGAATGTATTAGGTCAGAGGTATCGATATGTTTGAAGCCTTTATTGTAACGATGTGGTTTGAGGTTGATGGTCACCTGTTTCAAAAGAAACATCATAAGATAACCCGCAACTGTCAGCAAACTGTTGAACAACTACGAGAATCATTTGATAAGCTACCGATTGATTTGGTGGCTATTAAATGTGATACATCTAAAACCTATAGAGAGAGAAAGGAGTATTTAAGTGGCAAAAGGTAATGGTCAAGACATACAAGACGACAAGATTCTTACCGATGTAGAGATGGTCTATGCATTGGCTAAGATAAAACACTTTAAAGATATGGTGCAACGACTACCAATCAAAACATTTTCGCAAGAGGATTTTTTTGATGTTGTCGATGCAATCTTTGAAGAAATATTTAACCCACTAACTGATAAGGAGAAACAATAATGAGTGGTTCAGAACTAAGACTAAGCGATCTAAAACGACACCTTAAACCAATAGTCGATGAGCTATTGGATAGTGTAACTAACAAACCAGAGGACGTAGAATATCTAATTGACTATGCATTAAAAGAATTACTCTATCCAAAGAAACGAACGGCTAAGGATAGGATCATACACAACTGGAAATATCATTTGAAAAATGAGGTGGTTAATCCAGAGGATGTGCCTGATGATCGACCTTGCGATACCGAGCCATCGGATAATCTTATTAAAGTAGACTTCAGTCCTGATAAGTAATGAGAGACTGTAAGCGAAGAGGGTGTGACAATCTGGTCACATCCTCAAGGAATAAGTATTGTTCGATGACGTGTAGTGCCATAGTTAATAACACTAAGTTTCCTAAACGAAAACGAAAGAACTATGGTCACTATCGGTGTGCTTATTGTAATAAGAAACACACCAAGAGAAGTAATACTATGAATAAGTATTGTGATAATGTCTGCCAACAAAACCATCGCAAACATATTCGCAATGAAAAGATAGAACGAGATGAGCATATGGGTAAGGCTGTCGGTAAGAAAAGGCAGATCATATCTTATCTCAAAGATACTAACCAATGGCATTGCAGCCAGTGTGGAGCGCTGGCAGAAGAAGCGCCGATGGAGTTCCATCATATCGATGGGAACCGTCACAACAACCGTCTGTCAAACTCGATGGTGCTATGCCGTAATTGTCATGGGAGAACACAAAACTTCAAGGCTAAAAATAAAGGGTGTGGTCACTATATATAGTTATCTATAGTTATATATAGTTATATATAGTTATAAGAGATATATATAGTTATAAGAGATATATATAGTTATAAGAGATATATACAGTATACTTAGACATATATAGAACTAGCATTAGACTAACACTAGACTAGTATTAGACTATATATAGTCCCCCTCTGTATATGGGGATAGGCTATCACTGATTTCGAAATCTGGCAACCCCTTGACAAAAATAATTAGAGGATGTATTTATAGGGCAAGACCCGCAAAATTATAAGGAGACGACATATGACAATAAACAATGACCCAAAGAGGTTTATACGACACACCAGTTGTGAAAAGTGTGGATCATCCGATGCCAATGCTTTATATGCGGACGGCTCTCGCTTCTGTTTCTCGTGCCGAACCTACACTGAACCTCCCAAGGACAAGACCCAACTTGAGGAACTGCTTGGAGACGACACAAAAATTCAAGGCTCGGCGCCACAAATTATACCACTCGGTATTAGTAAACCGATAACTGAAAGAAAGATAAGTCGTGAGACTTGTGAGTTCTTTGGTGTGACTACAACTAATAGCGATAAACCAGAAGTATATAAACACCACTACCCATACTATGATGATCAAGGTAATCACGTAGCTACTAAGGTCAGAAGAGTAGTCGATAAATCATTCAGTGTAGAGGGTAAGACTGGTAAAGCCTTGTTATTTGGTCAACAATTATTTAGTTGTAACAATGCTAAAATTATAACTATCTGTGAGGGTGAGATAGATGCCTTGTCGGTCTACGAAATGATGTTGCCTAAATCTTATCCAGTAGTCAGTGTTAGAACTGGTGCAGCTGGAGCTTTCGCCGATTGTAAAAAACAATATGAATTTATTAATAGTTTTGAAAAAATATACTTATGTTTCGATAATGACGAACCAGGACGTGAGGCCAGTAGAAAGGTAGCTGAACTATTTCCTCCAAAGAAAGTGCACATTATTAATTTAGGTTTAAAAGATCCTAATGATTATTTAATACAGAACAAACAGAAAGATTTTACGGATAGATTTTGGTCGGCGCAAACATATACACCAGAGGGTATCATACTTGGTGAAAATACTTGGGATCTTATTGCTAATGAAAAGGTAATCGAATCAATACCTTATCCGTGGGAGGGTATGAATAGCATGACCTATGGTATGAGACTTGGTGAGTTATGTACCTATACTGCGGGGTCAGGCATAGGTAAGTCTAGTGTAATGAGAGAACTAGCTTACCACATAATTAAAACAAGTGGACATTCAGTTGGTTGTTTATTCTTAGAAGAATCTATTGAACGAACAACCAAAGGTATTATGTCTGTACATGCAAACAAACCATTGCACCTACCATTCTGTGAGTCAACTATGGAAGAAAAACGTGCAGCATGGGAGGCTACCCTCGGTACAAACAAGATAAGAATGTGGGATCACTTTGGTTCTACTGATATAGATAACATCATATCTAAGGTACAGTATCTGGCTAGTGGATTAGATTGTAAGTTTATTATACTTGATCACTTGACTATGATTGTATCGGCAATGACTGGTGACAATGAGAGAAGAGCAATCGATAGTATAATGACACGACTCAGAACTCTAGTCCAAGAACAGAACATACATCTGATGTTGGTGTCTCATTTAAGTAGACGAGCCAGCTCAGACAGTGGACACGAAGAGGGTGCGATAGTTAGTTTGTCTCAACTCAGAGGTTCCCACGGTATTGCGCAACTCTCTGACTTTTGTTTCTCGTTAGAAAGAAACGGACAAGCAGAAGACATGCAGAAAAGAAACCAAACTACAGTTCGAATATTAAAGAATAGGTTTAGTGGAGAGACTGGTCCGTGTTGTTGGTTACAGTGGCACAAAGATACTGGTCGCTTGACTGAAATTTCTAACCCAAAATCAAAAGACAGTGACGACTTCAAGGAGGTAAACGATGGATTCAAAGTTTGATACAGTAGTTCTAGATATAGAAACAGATAGTCTCAATGCTACAAAGATACATTGTATATGTATCCAGGACTATGCTACTGGAGAGCAACGAGACTTTATACAAGAGCAAGGATGTGAGGAGTTTAAACAATTTCACAACGATGACCGTAAGTACATTATGCATAATGGTATAAGCTTTGATGGTCCAGTATTAGAAAGATTACTAGGTATCACAATACCTTTGGAAAATATTATTGATACACTTCTTATATCTCAGATGATCAATGCGCATATAGATGGTGGTCATAGTTTAAAATCTTGGGGTAAGAAACTCACACGAGGTGGTAAGCTGGAGTTCAAAGACTTTGATCAATACTCAGAAGAGATGCTCAAGTATTGTCAACAAGATGTACACGTTACACGTAAACTTATGCAACACCTAGCGCCAAAAATAACTAGGTTTAGTACGGAGAGTGTACGTATGGAGCATCGCATCAGAAGAATCATAGACCAACAAGAGAAGAATGGATTTTATTTAAATGTAAACAAGGCACATGATTTGTTGGAAGAGTTAAAGACAAAGTCAGAGGATTTGAATAGAGATCTTCAAACTATATTCCCAACAATATATACACCACGATTTCATAAGACGACTGGTAAACCATTAAAGGATCATGTCGATGAGTTTAACCCTAGCTCTCGTAAACAAGTAGCCGAGAGATTGCAAAAGAAATATAATTGGGTGCCTAAAAAAACTACACCAACAGGACTACCAGTAATTGATGAGAAAGTTTTAAAAGAGTTGGAGTATCCAGAGGCTAAGATGATAGCAGAGTATTTGTTATATGAGAAACGTGTATCGCAAATACAATCATGGTTAAAGAATGTTAAAGATGATAGTCGAGTGCATGGTAAAGTTATTACACTTGGTTGTGTTACATCTCGTATGAGTCACTATGGTCCTAACATGGCACAAGTCCCAGCAAGTTACTCACCTTACGGTAAAGAGTGTCGCTCACTGTGGACCATAGAGAACCCAGACAAGTATTGTTTGGTTGGCTCTGATGCTAGTGGCCTAGAGTTACGATGCTTTGCGCACTATCTACAGAACCCTAAGTTTACTGAACAAGTAGTTGACGGAGATATACATACCTACAACCAAAACATCATAGGTTTAAAAGATAGACCGACGGCAAAGACTTGGGTGTATGCCTTTATCTATGGAGCGGGAGATGCCAAGCTTGGTCAGATAGTCGGCGG